CGTATGATTTGCCTAAATGATGTAAATGATGTAAATGATGTAGAGTACCTTGGTGTCTAGTCTTAATAGGTATTCAGGTTATACTCTTCGAGTTGGTCATCATACTCGCTACGAGCCTCCCGATACTGTAGATTATAGACCTCTTTTTGTTCCTCTGAATAGGATTTCCAAAGCTTACCGAGTTCCTTCATAATATCACACATCTGGAGACCAGGTTGAGTGTCCTTAATTTGACCACGAAACTCGTCGCAGAAGATTAGAAACCCTGTCTTTGGCCTTTTAGGGGCATTCGGGTCCTTGTGTTTTTTAAATTTAGTTTGTGGTCCAAGAAAGAGTTCAATGAGTTCATCGGTCTTATCCACCGAACCCAGTTCGCGTGCAACCTTGCGGATCAATTCTTTATGAGATTTGAACCACATCTGGTTAATGTCAACAGTCATATTGTGGAAAGGAAGACTCATTGTAGTATATCTATATATATAGTCTTCGCATTAAATCAATTTTTATTAATATATTAATATAATAATTTGACCCCCATAATATTAGACAGAGACGACCTCTTATATAGCTGTAAATATTAAATTATTACATTATAACATTATATATGGACCGATGTAAGCTTATAATTTATTCCTTTATAGTCACGGCATTATGGGATGTCGTATTGCGTATTATGGCTGAAAATTTTGAAAAATTGCCCACCTATTTTAAAGATCATAAATTTATAGAATATTTAATTCCCTATTTTGAAAAACATACATTATTAGCAGCTGCATTAATAGCTGGATTTATTGGAGCAACCACCCAATATATTATACACTATATACAACCATTTCCGAATAAACAAAGCTCGTTAAAATATATACTACAATTTTTAGTCGTATCCTTTATAATTAGTGGATTATATGGATTTATAATGAAATGGAGTAAATTATTTCCTCATTTAGATGAAACATATTATAAAAACCTAGGACATTTAAATGGTGCATATCATGATGGTGTTTCTGGAATCATTGTACAAGTGACTTTATTGATTTTATATAGACTCTCTAATTTATAGAGAGATAAATTCGAGAATTGAGAAACAATTAATATAATTCTCCCAAGATTGTTCTGTATTCGTTAAAAAATGTGTTTGTGTTTCGAGAGTCCAACCACTATTCGTGAATGTTTGTATTAATTCTGTATCTGAAAAGACGAGTTCTAATTTTGGGTTTCGAAACCGTCCAGAATAATAATATTTTATTTCCGTCTCATTTATAAATCGCACAAAATTCGAACCATTTACGATGGGTTGATCCAGTGGTAGAATTTGGGTTAGTAATCTTTTATTCAAAAATTTAATGATGATTCGAGTCTTTGATGTGCAAAGTGTATTTAGATTTAGCATAAGAAGAGGTAGATCTCTACAATAATGTATAGTATTTAACATTAGAACGACCTCTATCTTCGGTAGACGAATATTCTGTTTAGCGAGAGACGTTTTCCAAGATTTGTTAATATCGACTAGACTAAATTCAGACTCGGTCTCCATCATAGCTATATCACAATCAAATCCATGATATTCGTTACAGTCTGTTCGTTGTTTCGTTTTATTAGAGGAAAATCCACATCCTATATCTAAGATATTCTTATTAACCCCTCTTTGATGAAGTAAATTGTACAGAGTCGATCTATTCTGATCGATAAACATGTGGTCATCAATTTCATAATATTTCGAGATCGTTTCGAATTGGACGATATCCTGGATCGTCCATTTATTCCTAAAATAATTTACGAGCTCTTCAACGATCAATTTATTATTGGGAACAAGTTTATCTGGACGTTCTTCGCCAACAGACCATTGTAGTGTTAAACAATTATAGTAACAGCGATAGATCGTATTTGTCTTTCGAGAAATATCATGAACGATGTTTTCAAATGGAAGACCTTTATCATAGTAAAAAGTCTCATTCAGGAATAATAAATCTAAGGTTAATTGTTTCTCTGGTTTTAATTTAATAATGGTCTGATCATCCTGTAAGATCCATCCATCGGTCTTAAAAATAGAATAGGATAGGTTTTGTATCGTTTCAAAATGTCGAAATAATTCGAGTTTTGGAATTGTCCAGACAATTTTCGGCCACCAAAGTATTTTATTTTTATTTTTATTCAGATGTATATATTCGAGTAAGGCTTTAGATTCACGTTGTTCATAGTGAATATTATTCTGGACGAACTCGGTTTCAAATTCATAGGTCGATGGATGACATTGTCTAAGATAATTATTAATTTCATACGATTCGGTAATAATATATATATGTGTTTCATTAATTAGTACCTTTTCACAAGAAATATTATCCAAATTGAATCTTTCTAGAATATCAAAATAATCTAGAGGAGGGAAACATTTAATTACATTAAGAGTTTCCTTTATACCATCGGCCTTTTCAGTAATCGAGATATAGTCATTTAAATTAGCAATATTTTTAAGGTTTGCATGAACAGGATTCGGTTTAATTACATGTGTCGATTCATTATTCGGATAGATATTTATTACATTTCGGATCGTTTTAGAATAATCAAATTCGACAAATCCAGTTTTTCTTTTACAAACTTTTTTTAATAATAATATAGTTCGTTCCCACCGAGCGACAATCTCAATCGTAGTTTTAATAGAATTATCAAATTGGAAAAGTCGATTTAATCCACATAAGTAAAGTAGAGGAACAATTTTTAAACTATCTTGATGAATATAATTGATTGTATAAATTGGTGACACATTAAAATCTATTTTCGTATAAAAAAATAAAAATAATTTGTTCAAGTCATAGGTAGTAGAATTAAACATATTTTTGATTAAATAAACCACGATTTCAATATATCTTGCATTGGTTATATATTTTGAACAAATTTCATACATCTCCAAAATGATATCTTTGTGTTTGGAAAAATTTACGATGGAATATTGATATAAGTTAATTATATTTTCATAATCTTCATTTTGTTTGTAAATATCGAAGAATACAACTATAAGGTCCTCGTTAATGGGAATAAGGAATTGTAAATAGTGAAGATCAATACATAAATTAAATTTTTTAATACATTTAATTAAATTTTTTTTATCGATAGAATTTAGAATAGAATTAATAAATTCGTTAGTACCAATAATTTTCTGTAAAGTATAAATTTTTTTATATGTATTACGTGTAAATTTACCCACCTTCTCCAACCAGGCTATAATTATATGAATACAATAATTATGTTTAAGAGAAAGATGACGAAAGGTCGTCAGAGTAAAGAGTGGAGTAAACACGGATAACAAAGCTTCATTCCTAAAAATATATTCGAAAATGCGAAGGTCCTTGTTATAAACTGAGATACTAAAAATATTAAACAGATTATGTTTGCATCCATAGATGAAATAATTTTCAGGATAGGTTCTTTCAATTAGATAGCGGAAAGTATTTAAATCACCATATCTAGCACAATCCAATAATGGAGAGAATCCATATACATCCAGAGTATTATAGTAACTCGTTGGTTTGTTATATTTTAAAAAGGTGAGAATTCCTTTCCAACTAATAAATCTATTCAATTTAAAGTTGGTATATTCATAACCATATAGTTTCGAATGTTTTAAAAAAACACCCACGACCTTCAAGACAAAGTCTTTCTCTTTATTATAATAATCGGTAATATCAAATTCGGTTAAAAAAGAGGCAATTTCACTTAACAATTCTTTTTCTTTGGTGTTGCGTATGATTTTAGTTATAGCATTGAGATCATACTTTTTCCATGCTACTAAAAAGTTCTTCATAGGTTTATATTATAAGACAACAGTTTCCTAAATATTATTATATTTAGCAATAATACTCTTTATATCGAGGTCTTTCGAACACGAGATCTGTTCGAGTGTCTCACCAGATAATGTTTCATAGACAGACCGATAATAGGTCAATAATGTAGCAAGAACCTCCTTTGGTACCTCTAAACCCTCACGAACATATTCTCGAATAATATCTTTATCCAGATTTTCTGGTGCAAGTCCTTGTGCTAGACGCGTGGTATAAGTCTCTCTTTTCCAATAACGCGTAGATTCAATCGTATGAATTTCATCAATTAACATAATCGTTCCATCACTTGCTTTCCCAAATTCATATTTAGTATCACACATAATGAGACCCTTTCTATCACATTCATAGGAACCAGAAACATATAGCTTATAACATTTATCATAAATATAATCCAATTCTTCTACTGTGAGTATTTTGTTTTTTATAATATAGTCGTAATCAATTGGTAAATCATTTTCATCCTTTGTAGTAGGCGTTAAAATAAATTTATTTAGCATTTGATATTGTGTCAGATTGTCTGGCAACTTATTCCCACAGAAGAGTCTTTCTCCAGAAGAGTATTTCTTCCACATCGAACCCGTCATATAACCACGTACAATAAATTCTACTGGAATTAGAGTGCATCTTTTTGCTAAAATATAATTACTCGTTTGTTCAATGACATGGTTCTCTACGATATCTTTCGTTTTATTGAACCAAAAATTCGTTAGATTCGACAATAAATGTCCTTTCCCTTCAAGTTCACAGATGACTTTATTACACGAACTCAAGCGATCCGTATGTATAATCAGTAGTCGATTGTTGTTTATATTATAAATATCCTTTACTTTACCCGTTTTAAAGACTTCAAGTAGTAGTCGCGAAATAGCCTCCAATAAGACATACTTTTCATTCGTCTTAATTTTTTCTTGTAAAGTTTCTAATGTATCTTTTACACTTATACTAATTTCCTTTACAGCCAACACCTCACCTACATCAAGAGTGGAGGTTACCGTATGAACCATAATACCTGTTTTATTAATGGCTCCTTTCCTTGAAGCATTCCAGGCATCTTCGATGGCATTATTACCAGGAAACGTGTGAATTAGAGCCGGATGTAGATTTATAATCGTTCTATCCTGTAAATTATCTAGAAAACCAGGAGTCAAGATATGATCCCATCCTGCTAGAACTAGAATATCCGGGTTGAGAATATTGACAAAAGAGAGGAGAGCTGTGTCATATTCATCTCTCGTTTCTAAGGATTTATCCCATGGTCGAAAATAGAGAGGTAGTTTCTGTTTAATAGAATTCGATAGACCTAAACAATCTTTATTGGCGACTACACCAATAATCTTACACCCAGATAAATCCTGTGAGAGTATCTGTTCATGTATAAAATTTAGATTACTACCATTTCCAGAAACAAAAAATAGAAGACTTTTCATTATAAAAATAAGAAGTTAATTATTTAAATAAAAAAAAGTAAAAGTAATAAAAAAAAATTCCGCATTTAATTAGAGTATGCAAGTCCACCCATACCACTCATGATACGGAGGACATTGTAGTTAATCGCTACAATTCGAGGGGTTGTAGCAAGACCGCCGAGTAGAGACGGGGCGTCGTGTAGATTTGTGTCGACTGCGCCGGAAATAGCTACACTACCCGTGTTTAACTCCGCGGTGTCGATTCTAGAGAAGTTACAGGTCCCAGATGGTTGGTGTTCTTCAGGGTTAAGAGCAAACGAATACACACAGATACTATCACAGATCAACCCAATGGCGCGTGTTTTGCCCGCCACCGTGTACCTCCCA